GATATAAGTATGGTATTAATACCGTTATTAAATGAATACGATCCATCACTACCACTAACTGACCCTTACTCTCAGTTAGCTTTATGGGGTGGAACACCGTATGTCATCAAGCAGTGAAGATAGGGACGCAGCTACAAGGCTAGCAATATATCAAGCAAGAGATGATCTATTAGCATTTATTATGCTAATGAATCCTAGTTTTAGTGTAGGCCCACATCACAGAGTTTTATGCGATCAATTGATGCGCATTGAGAATAATGAGATAGATCGTCTTATGATCTTTATCTCACCACGTTCTAGTAAATCATTAATTTCATCTACATACTTTCCAGCTTGGGTATTAGGACGTAATCCTTATTGGCAAGAAATTGCCGTATCACATAGTGATGACTTAGCTACAAGGTTTGGTCGTGCTATTCGTGATATCATAAATACAGATGCATATCAATCTATATTTCCAAAAGTTAATATTCGTAAAGACAACCGTGCGGCAAACTCATGGGCACTAGAACATGAGAAGAAACAAGCAGGTTCATTCCTTGCAGCTGGTTCAGGCTCAGGTATTGCAGGTTTTGGTGCCCACCTGGCGATCATAGATGACCCTATATCAGAGCAAGATGCCTTTTCTAAAACAAGAAGAGACAGTTTAAACGCATGGTATGCTTCTGGTTTACGTACAAGACTTATGCCTGGCGGTAAAGTTGTTATAGTTATGACTCGTTGGCATGAAGATGACCTAGCGGGGCACTTACTAAAGTTAGAAGATAACTCACCTATGTCAGATAAATGGGAAGTAGTCAGTATACCTGCTCTAAATACAACCGAATCTTTAGAAAAACTAGAAAAAGGACGCGAAAAGCTCATAGAACAAGGATATTTGTCCCAAAATTTTACTACTTTACAACTTGGAGAGTCATTTTGGCCCGCATCTGACCTAAAAAATGGTTTTTGTTGGACAACCGAAGACATAATTAGAACTAAAAACAATACTCCTTCCTTTAAATTTGATGCATTGTATGGACAATCACCATCTTCGGAGTCTGGAAACATAATTAAAATAGAATATTGGCAAGATTGGTCAAAAGATGAACCACCTGATTGTGATTATATTATACAATCGTGGGATACGGCATTTTCTACAAGAACTACCGCAGATTACTCTGCTATTACTACGTGGGGTGTGTTCTCCGATGGTATATCTCCTCCAAATCTAATATTATTAGGTGCAGAACGAGGTAGATGGGATTATCCTACTCTTAGACAAAAAGCTGTAGATAAATGGACAGAACATAAAGCAGATTCTATTTTAATTGAGAAAAAAGCTTCAGGGCAATCATTAATACAAGATTTGCGGTTAGCGGGTTTACCTATTTTTGAATTTAATCCTGATAAAGATAAAGTTACAAGAGCTTATACTATAACAGGTTTATTTCATAACAAAAGAATATATGCTCCGTTTAAAAAAGATTGGGCTATGGATGTCATAGACGAAGCAAGAGCGTTTCCGACAGGTAGTCATGATGATTATATGGATACAATTTCACAAGCATTGTTATGGATGCGCAACGGAGGATATATTTCCAATAGTGCGGATACATGGCTTGACAGCAATGAAGAAAACATATATAATAGACAACGCAAACGTTACTACTAACAGGCGACAATAAGGATACATATGGCCGTTGAAAAGAGAATACAATTAGAAGATGAGATTGGGGTAGAATTACCTGAAGATGGTGTAATGGATTCTGACATGGAAGTTACAATCGAAGATCAACAAGAGATAGACGCAGCTGAAGCTATGGGCATGTTGCCTGATGAAGAAAGCGGAATGGACTTAGAAGTAGAAGATCATGAAGCTAATTTAGCTGACGAATTAGATGAACAACAATTAAATGACGTTGCAATGGAGTTGTCTGAAGCATTTGACAATGATAAAGACTCAAGACAAGATTATGACAGCATTGCAGAAGATGGTGTTACACTATTAGGTTTACAAGATGAACAAGGTGGCGAACCTTTTCCAGGAGCATGTAATGCAACACATCCAGCTTTAACACAAGCAGTTGTAAAATTTCAAGCAAAAGCATATAAAGAATTATTCCCTACAGAAGGGCCAGTACGTACACGTTTATTAGGAACACAAAATCCAGAAAAAATGGAACAAGCAAATCGTGTTCGTCAATTTATGAATTACCAAACACAATTACAAATGCCAGAGTATGGCCCAGAACTAGATCGTTTATTATTCTATGTTGGGTTATATGGTTCTGCATTTAAAAAAACTTATTGGGATGCAACTCTGCAAAGACCGCGTACTCAATATGTTAAAGCACAAGATTTTTATATAGACTATTATGCATCTGATTTAGAAACAGCAGAACGTTTTACACACACGTATTCAATGTCACAAAATGAAATACGTAAATATCAAATAGCAGGAATGTTTAGAGATACGGAAGTATTGGATTCACCAATGGATGGAGAATCTAATGCAGAAGAAACAGCAAATGAAGCTGTTGGTGTAACTAGACCTTCTATGCAAAAAGATCGTGTAGAAATGTTAGAGATGCATGTAAATTTAGATTTACCTGGATTTGAAGATGAGAACGGTATTGCATTACCTTACATTGTTCATATGACAGATGATAATTTAATTTTAGCTATTAGAAGAAACTGGGATCAAGAAGATCAAGCAAAGAAGAAAAAACATTTCTTTACACATTTTACAATGATTCCAGGATTAGGTTTTTACGGATATGGTTATCTACATTTAATTGGTGGATTAACTAAAACAGCTACGTCCTCTATGCGTCAATTAATTGATGCTGGTACTTTTGCAAACTTGCCAGGGGGTTTCAAGGCACACGGTCTTCGTGTACTTGCCCCTGATGAGCCTATTGCACCAGGTGAGTGGAGAGAAGTAAATAGTCCTGCGGGCGACCTTGCTAAAGCATTACAACCATTACCATTTAAAGAACCTTCACAAACTTTATTTAATTTAATGCAATATGTAGTTAATACAGCAAAAGAGTTTGCTGATTCTAGTGATCATATTGTTGACAATGCGTCTAATTATGGCCCAGTCGGTACGACTATGGCATTGTTGGAACAATCATCCAAGATGTTCAGTGCTGTGCATAAACGTTTACATTCAGCCCAATCTAAAGACTTACGTATTTTAGCAAGATTAGATCATGAGTATTTACCTGACATGTACCCATATGAAGTAGCAGGAGGGGCACAACAAGTTTTTAAAGAAGATTTTAATCTTAAAAGTATTGATGTTATTCCTGTATCAGATCCTAACATGCCCAGTGAGTCACATAGAATTGCAAAAATAAATGCAATTATGACTATAGCCCAACAACAACCTGCATCGTATAATATGGAACAGATTGGTATGGAGTTATTTCAAGCAATGGGAATTGATGAACCTGAAAGATATTTAAAAAAGAAACAACAACCTATTAGCGCTGATCCTATAACGGAAAATATGGCAGTAATGAAAGGGGCACCTTTACAAGCTAAACCTGAACAAAATCATGATGCACATTTAGTAACGCATGCTTTAATTTTACAAAATAAAACGTATCAAGGTAATCAACAAATGATGCAATTATTAACATCACATATACAAGATCATATGGCATTAAAATATAGACAAGAAATGATGCAGATGATTCAAGATCCACAAATGCAACAAGCTATTATGTCAGGTCAACCTCTACCTCCTGAAATAGAAAATCAAGTAGCCTTAATGGCAGCTAATGCAGCAGATCAAGTTAATCAATTAGATATAGAAAAAGAAAAAATCTTATCTGGTGAGAAAGACAAAGAAGATCCTGTTAGCAAACAAATAGAGTTACAACAAATGGAACTAGATCTTAAACGTCAAGTTCACATGGATAAGATCGCATTAGAAGAATCTAAAATGATTATAGATGATGAGAATAAAGATGAAGATCGACTGCTTAAATCTGAACAGATGAATATGAAATTTGCTGGAGATATGGCAAGAGATGCTAAAAAAACTGTAAGCGTAGCAATGAAAGGAATGGGTAAATAATGGATGACAGAAAACAAAAGAAAATGCAACCAGAGGGAAGAGCCTATGAAGCAGGATTTAAAAAAGCAGCTAAAATTAAAAAACTACCCCTTAAAGAAGAATTTAAAGCACAAGGTGGAATAAACATGATTCTCACTCCTTTTTCAAAAAAACAAAGAAAATTAGAGAAAAGTTATAGAAAAGGTTTAAGCGAAGGTGTTAAATTTAAAAAACAAGAAAACAGAAACAACAAGAGGCCATAATGACTAAAGGAACACATAAAACTAAAAGTGGTAAAACTGCTAAAAAAGGTCTGTGGTACAATATTGCACAGAAAAAGAAAAAAGGAAAGAAGATGCGGAAGAAGGGTGCTAAAGGCGCTCCAACTGAAGCAGCTATAAAACGAAGTCAATCAAAAGGATAATATATGCCAGCAGGAAAAGGAACTTACGGAAGTAAAAAAGGAAGACCACCTAAAGATAAAAAAAAGAAAAAAGTAAAAGGTAAAGTAAATAAATTAGACATGAACAAAGATGGTAAAATTACATCAGCAGATTTTGCTATGTTAAGAGGTAAAAAGAAAAAGAAGAAATAATGGCTAAGAAGACTGCAGCATGGACACGCAAAGAAGGAAAAGACCCTAAAGGCGGATTAAACGCTAAAGGGGTCAAATCCTATCGTAAAGCTAATCCTGGTTCTAAACTTAAAACTGCAGTAACAACTAAACCATCTAAATTAAAGAAAGGATCTAAAGCAGCCAATAGACGTAAGTCATTTTGTGCTCGTATGTCAGGAATGAAAAAGAAATTAACTAGTTCAAAGACAGCTAAAGATCCTAATTCTAGAATAAATAAGTCCTTGCGTAAATGGAATTGTTAGGGTATAATGTCAAAGCAAAATAGAAATTATAGAAAAGAATATGATAATTACCATTCTACTGAAAAACAGAAAAAAAGACGTGCTAGCCGTAATGCGGCTAACAAACTAAAAGGTAGAAAAGGTATGGATGTTGATCATAAGGATGGAAATCCTTTAAACAACAACTCTAG